CTGTATATCCTTCCTCATATTCTAAAAAACTTATTAAATCTATAACATCAATAGATTCTTTAGTTTCTTCTTCTTCTTTTATCTTTTTGAAACTAGACCAGTCTTCTTCTGGTAAATATCCTATCAGATATTTTATAGGTGTGAAGTTTAATAATTCTTCTAAAGCTTCATGATCATGAAAGTGAATATCTTCACTTATTTGTTCAATAACTTTTTGTATTAGTTCTTCTTTATTTTTTTGGTTTGGCATATGTATTTAATTTTTCTTCTTTCGTTTTTATGTCATGGCAACGTTCACAGAGTACCTGTAAATTGTCTATTTCACAAAAAAGTCTTTCTACAAATCCAGCAAGATCTTCTGCACAGTTTAAGCTACCAGCAGGTTGTATATGGTCTACATTAATATGCTTTTCTGCAAACCAAAGTTTACATATATTACATTGGTATTCAAACTTTTGTCTTTTATTAGGTCCTTTGTATATTCTTTTAGCTTTTAACTTACACTGAGTAATAGGTTTCCACCATCTAGATTTCTGTCTAAGACCTGAACGTATAAAACTCCAGAAGGCAGCTTCTGTCATTGTACTTGCATTTCTAGTTTTAGCTACGCGAGGTTTTTTTGTAGTTTTCTTAGGCATAATATAAATTTTCTATACAAATATAGTGTAGAAGTTAATATTTTTTATAACTTTTTATCTAATATAGGTATAAGTCTTAAGAACACTTCTTTAGCACCAAAGTCTTTTATGCTGTCAGACGGATCTTTACTCATTGGTAAAATAGTAGTGCCAATCTCTGGATATAATGTTTTATACTTATTCATAGCTGCTATACCTGCATCATCATAATCAAATAGCACTATTACTTTTTTATAAGATTTTATGTATTCCTGCATCAACTCTTTACGTATAAAACTATTTTCTGAGTCTGGAGCTATTACATCCATTTCTATTTTAAGACTTTTAAGTGCCATAATATCTTTTAAAGAACTAGTAATTACTAAGTATTTAGAAGATTTTAATTGCTCACTGCCTTGGATATGATCTTGCACTTTAATAAACTTTTTGTCTAGAGTTTTAGGCTGATAAATTTTATACAAGCTACCATCTTTTTTAAAATAACCGTACAGATAATTGCTATAAATAACTAATGTATCTACCTTTTCATTAAGCTTTTTTTCAAGTGTATAATTTTCTAAAGGACGTACACAATATTCTTCTAACAAACGTGTACCTATATTAAACTGAGTCCAGTAGTATTGATCTGAAGTATTCCATGAACGAAATATATATGATTTAACTTTATATTTACTAGCTTCTTTAAATTCTTTTACATCATAACTACCATTATTATGAAGGACATAGTCATTATAACATTCAACTATATGTTGACAAGCTTTATGAAATGTAAGTTCTTTTAAATCTTTTACAAGGTCTACTGCAGATCCTCCTTTACCAGAAGAAAAGTCTTTATATCTGTAAGTATTTTTACTTTTATCAAAATAGACACACATGGAAGGTGTCTTTTCTTTAGGGTTAAATAAACTTTTAATCTTTATATCTTGCCCTGTAAGTTTTTCTTTTAACTTACAATATGTTTCAAATATCCATGTAACTGGAACGTCTTTTATATCATGAACAAGATTTTTTGTTTTAAACATAGTATTCTATATTTACATATATCTACAAAAAATATAGGGGAGTGTAGAAACACTCCCCGCAATAATTAAAAAAAATGAAAAAATCTTACACTTCAAAATCATTAGTAGCTGGTTCAAAACTACTTACATTAGATTTAGCCAATGCTTTATAATGATATTTATTTGTTTTGTCAAACTTATCAAGTTTTGCTGCATCTGTAGAAACGAACTTATATTTAGGTAAAGACAACTTAATAATAGTTTTATCATTATATTCTTCTTCTGAACCCTTTAAAAACCAATATAACTTCTTACCTTTTACAATGTTAACAGCTGCTTTAACCCACTCTTCAATAGTAACAGCTTCAACTGCATTAAGTTCATCCTGAAGATTTAACTCTTTAGCAATTACAATGAGCTTATACATAATGTCGTTAACGGATACGTTACTGCTATCAAATTGATCAGTCCATATAGTAGCTGCCACTCTACCCACTTGTCCTTTGTATTTAGGACCTTCTGGATTTTCTTTATCAATGGGCCAACCCTCAAAGTTTTCTAATTCAGGACCTTCAAGATAGAGTTCTAAACACTTCTTGTCTCCTTTGTTAGATGTTCTAAGATTGGCATCATAGATGTGAGCATAAACTACGCCTGGCTGTAGTGATTTTGGAGTACCTCCTCCCTGTTTGACATCCTGTCCTTTTGTACTAAACATAATGTTTGTTTTTATTAAATGAAAAATTAGAAAAATTAGTTTTCAAAATCATGAATTGCTTTATTAACATACTCTAAGTCATTAGGTATCTCAAAGTCTTTAAACATACCTTTAGGACTTTTACATGTATTATCACCAGTTGTTTGTGTCTCAAACACATATCTGATTATACCATTAGCATCTTTTTTAGTTTTGCCAAATAATACAATAGAAAATAAACCTTCTAGTGTAAGCTTCTCATCTACCATTTTGCCAATAGTTTTGGCTTTATAACGCTTTCTACCTTCTATATCTGTACCTTCTTCTGCATGTGTTAAGTAGAATACAGTGAGATCTTCACGTAAATCTTTAGGAAGTCTACTAATACGAGCTAGATGACCACCTATTTCAGTGAATTTTTCATAACCTTTCTCACTTGCTCTATCAAAAAACTCAAAGCTAGACATGTATTGAAAATCATCAATAACTATTGTTTTAATCTCAGGACGTTTTGTATTAACATACACTAACGCTGCTTCTATCTGTTCAGGTTTGCTACCTGAATAAAGATTACCTGCTTGATTATCTTTAGTCCAAATAGTATATTTTTTCTTCCATCCTTTAAAAGGAAGTGGTTTATTAGCTACATTAATAATAAATGTACTAGCCGAATCTAAGTTTTCAATACTGGTAGATTTTCCTGTACCAGATTCTGCAATAATTAATACTCCTTTACCCATATTACTTGTTTATTGTTGATTTAATAAGGTCATTAAGCCAAGGTTTAAGACTAAGAGGTTTACCTGTCTGCATAGCATAATAATCTCTAATAGTCATTTCTGAAAACAAAGCATCATTATACTGCTCTACTTCTTCTTTTTTTGTCTCAGCTGGTTTGCTATAAGTTAAACCTGTTGTCTTCTTTTGAGCATCTACAATTGCTGATTCACCACTAATAGCTACACTATATGAATTAACCACTCTGAGTTCATCTAGTGGCACAAGATATGAATTGTTTTGATTAATTTCATATTCTTCTTCATAATTTACATTATGAGCTACATTATATACTGTTCTTTCTTTATCTGTTGGGTTAAATTCTCTATCAAACATTTCAAAGAATAACCCTTTTTGTTTAGTAAACTCATTATTAAAAACGCCTATCACTTGTATACCTTTATGATAAAAAGGCACTTTAAACTGAAAGTCATTACTAGAAACACCTAGATTGTTAATAAGTGGCTTATGAAATTCTCTAAGCTCATTTAAGATTTCAGCCTTATACTTTTTTTGTTCTAACGGATCAAGAGCTTTATACTCTGCGTAGCTTAAACGAGGTAGTAGCATTGTACTCGTTTGTTTAGGTTGTGCTGTTGTAAACATATGTGTTGATTTAAATTTCTGTTCCAATGGGAGATTCTATTATTTGTCTACCTCCTGTTCTTTGTGAAAATCTTTGATAGTTTCCTTCTGGTCTTTCAGCTTTAGGTGGAGCTACTTCAATCATTCTTTGATTTTGACCTTCCATTTTCATAAATATCATGTTATTCTTTTCATCTCCGTTATTTCTCACCTTAATTAGGTGCATAATAACATCATCTGTCAATACATGATAAGCATATGGACCATAAAGTTTTATATCTAATTTAAATGGACGGGATAATACCACTACCATATCAGATCCTTGCATCAGTGCATCACCACCAAAGATGTCTCCTGATGTAGGATAATTATGTATAGATGCTGGTATTCTTCTTGCAGCATCTTCTATTGATCTATTTAATTGTGTAAGCATAATAACAATAATAGGTAGTTGATTTTTTAGCTTCATTAACATCTCTGTTGTATTATATAATACATCAAATTTGTCTTTATCTCTACTACCTTTCTTAATCAACCAGCTATGGTCTATTGTTATAAGAAGTGGTTTACTACCACCTCTAACATATGCCATTTCTATTTCTTTTCTTATTAAATCTTCTGTTAAAGATTCACTCACTATGTCTCTACGGAGACCCATTTTCTCCAATCTTTTAGTTTCAGCTGTAAACTCAATAATTCTTTTCATTGTAAAATTATCAAGTTCTCTATTAGTGCTTAAAATATGACCGTAGTCTAGAGCCATTTCAGCTGCAAACTGACGAGAAGCATATTGTTCATCACCCATTTCAAATTGAAATTCAAGAATATTAAATGATTGGTCAGAGTTAAGACGGTGAGACTCTCTTAATATTTGAGAACTTATCATTGTCTTACCTGCACCTGGTCTAGCACCAATAGTTAGCATACTGCCCCATTCTAGACCTGCAACACCTGCTTCATTAAAACTGGGCCATGGTGTTCTTAAACTCTTTATTTCACCAGTTTTTCTTTTTTCTACATACCTCATACCCTTCTCTAACACAGAAGAATAAGGCTTAAACTTTGATTGATATTCTTGTTCACCACTCATATTACACGGGTTTGTAAAAATACGTAATAAAATGTAAAAATTATTATTTTTACAGATTAATTTTCAGATAGAATCTGAGGATTATCTACAATCATTTGGCAATAATCTGCCAATAGTGAACGGTTTGTTTTTGTATATGTATCCGTTCTTTGTATAAAATAGCTACTAGTTGTTATATATTCCATATTTTCTTTATTCTTTATGTATATATAATAATCAGTTGCGTCTAAAACTAAGTTCCAATCATATTCAGGATAGGTCTTAAAAAACCAAACAAACTTATCTTTTAACTCCTGCACTGTTTGTCTAAGTAATCCAACCTTTGCCACTCTTTTAGCAGGAAACATTTCTCTATAAGTGTTTATATGCTCCAAGGATGCAGATCCTAATATTTCAGATGATACTTTCTTTTTTGTTTTTATCAGAAGACTTTCAAACTCGTCTAGTATAAACAAAGCTCCGTGACTTAAATTATTCTTTTCATCTAAATGACCTCTTTCTATAGCTGCTTTCTTTTCTTTTTCACTATCTATAATGCTACAAGGTTTAATCTTATGACGGCAGCAATCAAGAAAGTACAGTTGATTCGGACTGAGATTGTACTTGATTAGTGAGTTCCACAGCTGATGACTCATAGTTATTTTTTATTGTTTTTATAATCTTTTTGTATGTTTCTTGAAAGTTAGAATTATGTTCCAATAGATCTTTACAGGTTCTAATATTATGTATAACTGTTGTGTGATCTCTCTTTCCAAGATGACTACCTATTCTTTTAAGGCTATATCCCATTGATTTGGCTATAAGACAGAAGATGTTTCTCAGTTCTACTATTTCTCTATATCTACGATGCACGTTAAGATGGATAATTCTTCCATTTCTTTCAGGTAAAAAAGCTGTAAATGCTTCCTCAAGAGTATCAAGTGATATCACCGGAATAGTATTTCCATCAGCGTCAGTGCTCATTTTAGTCACTACAATGGGATAGTAACCTAGTTTTTCACAAAATTTTTCTTTAAATTCTTCAGTTAGTTTTTTTTCTAGCATACATGCATAGGTTTTAGTATTCATAAATCTTTGAAGTTTTGTCTACAAATATAGGTTTGTTCTGGAATATTTTGTATATTATATTGTAGAGAATATTTTATTTCTACATATTTTAAATTTATAAATTATTGTAATATGTCACATCCAATTGTCAAATATTATGCTCAGAAAGATGCTAATAACTGGCCTATTCCTGGTACTATGATGGGCACTACTAGTAATATTATTCCTTCTACAGCTGTTGAAATACCTACTACAACCGGTACAAAATCCAATCCTAATGGGTTGCGTTATTTTGTTAGAACAGATAACAGAGGTAGAATATTACCTAATTCTCTAATGATTACATTACAAAGACCATCTGACGTACGCCTTTTAGAGTTTAGATTACCATAATACATATTAATTAAATGTAATATGATACCTCAAGGAGAAAATCATCATTCAGTAAGTCAGATTAAACTTTGGCTTTTTCCCACTTTAGTGGTAATACTTGGCACTATCATATGGAATGACATCAAGGAAATTAAAAATGATGTTAAACTTTTAATGGCACAATCTAACGTAGATAAAACTAGAATAGACAATTTAGAAAAGCAACTTGATTTTTATAAAGGATCTACTACTAAGCCTACTACTAATGTTAGTTTTGGACACCCCACCACTCCGGAAAAACCATTTAGTGCAGAGTTCATTATTAAAGATTTATATTTAGACACTCGACAGAAGAAAATACTAGCTGTACATGTTAAAAAACCTAACCAAACTACTCTTTAATTTACCTAATCTTGTCATTGTTGTATTAGTTTTTATAGTTTTATTACAACGTTGTGGCTCTAAACCTGCTAATAACAAATCAGGTAAAATAGACACTTTAATTGTTAATAAGACTGATACAATATGGAAAGAAAAAGTAAAAACTGTTTATAGTAAACCTAAACCTACAGGATCAGCGGTTATAGATACTTCCTGGAGAGATAGTATTAAGCTTAAAGATAGCACTTATAACACTCTTCTTAATAGTTATATAGAATTGGGTGATAAGTATTATAGCAGACATATCTATAAAGACACTGTAAAAATTGACTCAGTTGGATATGCTTTTATTAAAGACACTGTAGTGAGTAATATAATTACAGGTAGAGAATTTACTTACAATATTAAATATCCTGTAATAACTAACACTAAAACTATTACAATCACTCAACCAGCTCCAGCTACACGTCAACTATATGTTGGAGGATCTTTATGGATGAGTCAGTCTAGTTTTGTTAATGGTTTAAATACGGGCTTCTTGTACAAAGACAAAAAGGATAGAGTGTTTGGTGCTAATGTGGGTGTATTTAACTCACAAGTAACCTATGGAATATCTTCTTATTGGAAAATACGATTATCTAAATAATAGTTTATCTAAAATTAAATAACAATGGAATCACTATTTATTAAAAGATGGAAAGCAGAAATTCCTCCATTTTTTAAAAAGGTAAAATCAATAGCTATTACTGTTGGTTCTTCTGCAACAGCAGTTTGGTTGGCTAATTCAAGTCTTAATTTAAATCTTGATGAATGGTTTTTATCCATCTGTAAATACATTATAGCTTTTTGTACAGCAGTTGGATTAACTTCTCAATTAACAGCTAAGAATCCACCTGAGAATCAATAATAATGGCTAGAAAAATCATCTTATCTGCTGGACATGGAGGTACAGATCCTGGAGCTACAGGAAATGGCTACGTTGAACGTGATCTTGCTATAGAGCTTAGAAACTTAATTGTAGCTGAGCTTAAAGCATTAGGTGTCACTGCTTTAGTAGATGATAATAAAAACGCCCTCAAACAAACCCTACTTTGGTTAAGAGGCAAGTTTACAACAGGAGATATTCTTGTAGACATTCATTGGAATGCTGCAGGTCCAGATGTTAAAGGTTCAGAGATATTTATTCCTGACCAGTCTTCTACATTTGAAAGAACCTTGGCTGCAGAGCTCCTTAAATGCTTTACAGTGTTTGGATTTAAGAGTAGAGGTGTTAGACCTGAATCTCAGAGTGCAAGAAAAAGCTTAGGTTGGATGAGACCAGGAGCTGAGAATCTTCTTATAGAAGTTTGTTTTATAAGCAATATATTAGATATGAAGCTTTACCAAGCAAATAAACATGGCATAGCTCGTAGAATAGCTTTAACATTAAACCAACATACTAAATGAAAAAATCTGCTGCTGACTCAAGAAAAATAAATTTTGGTAAACGTAAAGGTAGAAAACCACGTAAAACAAAAGGACCAAAAGATAAAGCTGTCTCTAAATATAGAGGACAAGGAAAAGTATAAAAAAAGACCGGCATAACACCGGTCTTTTTTATTTACAAACTATACTACTATTTTTTTAAAGCTCCTTTTTCATCAACATTAAATATCTTTTGACCATCAAATATAATAATTTGCTGAGCTTCAGAATATTTTTTTAATGTTTCTTTGTTAAAATGGGAAAACTTGGATCCTTTTAGACCTATAAAGAAAACTTTTTCATTATAAATATTACAAGAGTCTTCAGCATCTGTTATAATAATTGCATTTTGATTACTACGCACTATATGTTCTACAGCTGAATTGATATGAGTACCTCCATCTGAACCTAATGTAGCAATACTAATAGAATCAGTCTTAAGATTTGTTTTAACTTTTGTATTAAAAGGATAAATTTCATTTAGAATATTCATTTCTTTTAATTTCATAACCATAGATTTAGCAAAGTCAAGTCTACTTACATTGTCACCATTTTGATTAAGACTACCACAACTACTATCCATTGATCCTGACACATCTATGTATACATTTATTTTTCCAAAATACTTATTTTCTTTTACTTGCACATCTTCAGCAAATATTTTCCTAAGTTTTGGATGTAAAAGTTCATATTCATTTAATCCTGATATATCTTGTGCATTAAACAAATCTTCAAATATAGGAATACTCTTTGCAGAAAAATAGCTTATACTTTTATCAAGTATTTTCTTTAAACTATTTTTAAGTGAGTTCATAGAAAGTTTAATATTTTCTAGCTGACTTGATAGTTTTTTAATAAAATCACTATCCATTTTTCCTGCATTTAAAGAACTTGACTTATCGGGATTTTTATATATCTGCTCTTGTATTTCATCATCTATATTATCATCTATGTTTTTACAAATATCTTGTGCTTCTTGCATTTCTTTTTCATACTGATCTTTAGAATCACCAAACATTTTGTTTAATAATTTCTCAAGACCATCTTGATCAAATTCACTAGAATCACCCTTTAAAGAACTTTTTAAATCATTGGAAGCATTTGGATCTAAATATTCTAGTTTTACTAATTGCATAAGAAAATACATAAGTGTATTTCTAGCAAATATTGATGATTTTAAATGACTGTTTTCACTCATAATTTTACCTACAGGATTGTTAGCTTTTTCTAAAAACTTATATTTAGTAAAGTTTTTATCAGTTCTTTCTGAAAATTCTAATTTATCCATTCTATTATAGTACATCTTAAAGATGTCATATAATATGTGTTTAGGAAAAGTTTCATTTATTTCGCGTACACTTTTAGTAAATTTGGAAGCATCAACTTTTTTATTATTAATAACATCTATAGGAAGGCTTTGAAGAGTTTCAATTATTTTTTTATTTCCTGAAGCTGATGAAACATAATCTTGCATCATTTCTTTAAGTCTAATCTCATCTATATAGTGAAGCGTGGGTTTAACTAAATCTGGCTTTTTATAAAAATTTAATTTACCAAATAGTCCTCCTTCTTCATTTCTATAATGAGTTGCTATTTCACCTTTTTTAACTTTTTCAAGTATAGTGTAAGGATTTTTATACTGGCGTTTCTTTGACATAAATTTAATTTAGTTTCTGTAATATAGTGTAGGGCATTACACCCTACACTATATCTATTAACAGAAATTTTGAATTATTAACAGCTTCTTACATACTTTCCATTTTAGCTGTGTCGTTTAGTTGACTTACAGTTTCTTCTAAATCAGCTTCTATCATATCTTTACGAGCAGGATGTGTAGAAAGAATATACTGCATAGAAAGTTCTATCTCTTCTACTTGTGTTTCATCCATGATATTACGAGTAACATAAGTGTTAATAAGACTTTCTATATCAGCAATAGCTAATTCCAACTGTTCATTAGTTGTAAAGCTTTGTAGCATTTCTACCTTAGACATTACAGCTTTAATTTCAGAAGACATTAGTTTGTTTTGAAGTTCTGATCCAGCTTTTTGATCAATCATAATTTGTGCTGTCTTTACTAAAGCTTTATCAATAGATACATCCCAAATATAAGACACTGCTTTAGTAAGCTTTGGTACAAATGTTAATGTACGATCTGAACTAGAATTATAACCTACTTCTAAGTATTTTTCTAGTTTAGATGTAGGAACTTCAAAACTTTCTATTTCTGCAACTGAAGGAATACCAACACTAAACTTCTCACGATAGTTACGAGCACCTTTTTGGTAATATTTTACAAGTTCACCTGCACTCACTCTGTTTACTTTCATTTTAAGCATAAATCTATCCCAGAAAGGAGAATCTTTTTCTTCTTTAGGAATCTCATTACATGTTGCTACAAATAACTTCCATTTACAAGGAGTTTTATGCTTACCGTTAAACAGAAATTTCTCATTCATTACGCCCAACATAGCATTGCGAATTGCTGAGCTAGCTTTGTCTACCTCGTTAATAATAACAATCTCAGCTTCTGTAACAGGTGCGTTAAGTTGATACTTGTTTTCTGTAAACAATACAGATAAATCTGGCATACCCTTAATTTCTGATGCTTTAGTGCCTTCATCAGTTTCTAGAATATAGATTTTATTAGCAAAATCCTCTGCAGTCATATTACCATCTTTATTTAACCATGCTTTGGCGTATTCTATAACTGTTTTGGTCTTTGCTACACCTGGCTCACCTATTAATAAGCAGGGTAAACCAGTTGCTTCTGCTAGAGCTAGCATTTTAAATACTTCCTCTTTGTTAATCAAAGATGTTTCAATTTTACGAACTTCTTGTGCAGTTCTTTTTGTAATTATTTTTTTATTTGCTTTTGCCATTTTATAAGCGTTGTTTAATTGTTCTTTTGTTAAAGTTTGTTTTTCTATTTTATTTTCTTCTGCTAACTCAAAGGAATTCTCAGCTATATATCCATTAAAAAATCCATGTTTAGTGTTACCATACGCAGGATTAATTTTATAGCCAAATAACGAACCACCATACCAACCAACTTCTGTTATTTCAACTATATTTCCTAAATCTTCTTTACCACAACCCGCTCCTGAATGTGTTATCTTTACTTTATCTCCCACTTTAAACTTAGGAAAATTTTCTGAATTAACTGTAGTTGATGAACTATTCATACTCTGTAATGTTGATTTTGAAATAGGTATAGATGTTGAAGTAGTTCCTATTTGAACCCATCTTTGGACTCCATTACTATTTTGTGCTACATACCAATTTCTACCATCATTACCTGTCATAACTGTTCCAACCGCTTGAGTAGTTGCACTTATAGATGGACTAGGTCTATTTTGTCTACTCATATTATAGATTCATAAATGTTGCTAATTCATCCACTTTGTCAATTAACGCATCTTGATTAGAAACAGTTTCTTTTACAGGTTCTTGTTTAGTGGTTACAGCTTGTTTAGTGTCTATTGTATCATCAATAACATTAAATACTGTTACATTAGTTTCAGCTTCTTTAAGAGCAGGATCCTTTCTGACCATTGCAATTTGTTGGTCTTTAGCATTGTACTTCTCTTGAATGCTTCCATATCCTAGGTCATCACGTTTTAACCAAGTTAGACCATTGTTTAAATCTTCTAAAATTTGGGATACATAAAGATCCACTTTGTTTACTGCCATAGTTTTGTTTTTTTTAATTTATTATTACCATTGAATTTTATACTCAGCACCGTTGTTTTTAACTAATAGTTCGTTAGCTTTATTAAATACATCATTACAATCCCATGTTGTTTTAGTATATGCTGCAGAAGCAGGATGACTAGCTTTAAGAACATAATGAGCAGGAGTTATTACTGATTCTAACTCTTGTGCTTTAGCACCAAGTAGTATAAATATTAATCCTGAATTTGTAAGACTTAACATGTCTAGTGTATACATAATAAAGTCTTTCCATATATCATAATGGGTTCCTACCTTGTCTATTTGTGTAGTGAGAGCTGTGTTTAAAAGAAGCACACCTTGTCTTGACCATCTAGACAAATCTAAATCATGTTCTTTACGAGGTACTCCTTCATATACAGTGGCATCTATAGCATCAAATATATTCTTTAGACTAGGTTGTGCTTTTTCTGTTAGTCCGCAAGAAAATGCTATTCCATCTGCAACACCAAAATGGGGATATGGATCTTGACCAATGATAACCACCTTAAGATCTTTCTCAGCACATTCTTCAAATGCTTTAAATACATATTTAAGAGGAGGAGTAAATCTTTTACCATTCTCTTTTTCTTTAACTAGTCCTTCTATGATCTTATCAAAGTCACTTGACATTACAAACCCTCTTAGCTTTCTTGACCATCCTGATGGAGTTAGTTTTTCTATAAGTTTTTTCTTAATATCTTCTATATCTATAGTTTCTGTCATAAAAGTTTTATAAATTTGTAAAAATAAAATATTATATGTCTACTTACACTACAATAAAAAACGATGTTATTTTTGATATTACAGTGGGAGGCAACACTTTAGTGAGTTTTCAAAAACTTCTATTATTTCTTATTGCAGATAAAACTGAAGAAGATATTAAAGAAGCTTATGAAAAAATTGTTAAAAGAGATTTTGAAGACGAATGGGTTGAGCACTATGCTTTTTTAGCATATATGATTCAATATATGGAAAAAATTGCTGTAGAAAAAGGATTAGCTGATCAGACAGACTTAGATAGTCTTTCTTCTAATGCAAAATAAATCCTACTTCTTCACCTATTTCTATAGCTGCTTGTATAGCTAGTGATAGTTCTTCTCTTGAGCATTCAGCAAAGCTTTTAGCTAAGAAGTATTCTTTTCCAGAAACTTCTCTTGCTATACACAATCCTGCTCTATCTTTAATTAACAACTTCATATTCTCTACTGTCTCACCTATATGCATGGCTAATTGCTTAATTAGCACATGTATTTTAGCTAGTTGAGGCAGTGTACCATCATCATGCTGCTCTTCATAAAATACTTCTACAATTTGTCCTTCCGCCATGTTAGAAAGAAAAAGTTCAAACTGTTTAGCACTTGCTAGTGTTAAAAATTCTAACTTTCCTTCTTTTTTTATGTATTTACCATTAAAATGTTGTAGATTCATAGTTAGATATTTTTACATCAAAATATTTAATTTTTGTAGAGTCTAGATCTTTAAGTGCTTCGTTTATCCATCTTTCATCTACAGTGTCTTTATAACAGAGTATATGCACTGTAGATTTATCTTTTGGATTTAGTCTTAACAATCTACCTATACGTTGAGATGCTTTTCTTTCATTACCATACGCATGCATAATAATACCTGCTTTTAAATTAGGTATGTTTACACCTTCATTCAACTGTAAAACACAAGAAAGTACATCTATTTCATCTTTCTTAAACATTTCCAGGTTTGTTTCTGATTCTGGATTCTCTGAATGTACAGAATAAGGAAACACTCTATCTGCTTGGGCTTGGGTATTACAAAATACAATACATTTATCTTCTATATTTTCTAATAGATTTTTAGTGTACACTTCTTTTGTTTTATAGTCCATCATTGCTCTCATACGCATTACAGAAGCTATTTGCTCTTGTTTTTTAGTCTGAGCTTCCATAATACGTTTAGTCCAATAGTCATAGTTCTTTTTTTCTGATGTATAAAAAGTTGTGTTCTTACTTTTTACAGTTACAGGAATATTATTAGCTGCGTTTAAGGGCATCTTATGTACAATAATTCTATAATCATTTAAAATAGAATCATCTATTGCATCATCTGTATAGTAAGTGTACATAATAGGACAGTATTTACTTACCATTTGACCTTTTTCACTATTAGAATATCTTGGTGGAGTACCACTTAGTCCTAATATTCTTCCTTTATAATTAGCTAAAAATGTTTCATGAGAACTTAAAAGACTGTGACATTCGTCTAATACTACTAAATCATAACTGTGCGGATTAAGTTTATTTAAAGATAAGTAAGTGCTGTAATCAGCATTTTCTATATTTATATTAAACTTTTCAGCATCAGATTTCCAGCTATCAAATATGCTAAGTTTAGGTGCAACTATTAAAACATTTAACTTATTCATATTTTCTTGCTGAAAATGATCTATGTATTTAAGACCGATTAAAGTTTTACCTACTCCCATACTCACAGCCAAGCCTGCTCGTTTATATTTTAAAGCTACTTCTAAACACTCAGCTTGTATAATATCTCTTGTATTTTTTTGTTTCACATAACTGTTTTTTAGTTATACATTCTTGTTTTTATAATAAAAAATTAGCTGTTCTGGTACAGCTAAACCCCCCTGATTACTTTATTGTTTTAAATTAAACAATTCCCAGTTAGTATGTTTAACAAAAGTCAAGTAATCTATGTCTAAACCAACCCCGAGGCAAGGGTACAAGGTAAAATGCAAACACTCTGGGATCTCTGCAATTTTAAAAAATTTAATCAAATACTCTTGTTACAGTATTATCAAACGGGTTAAATTCTACTTGGTTATATGACTTATATTCACCTGGTCCAAATACCATACGGTCATGTTCATCATGTGTAAGAATACCCATTGAATTAAGCATAAAAGTGATACTGTCAGCAGATTCAGTATACTTAATATCTTTTTCAGATTCAAGTATATGCTTGTGTCCAATGACTTCACCTTCTCCAAGTACTATACGTTTTGCTTTCTTTTTCATTGTTTTATATTTTTTTTAATTGTAAACTAATTTTCATCATCATCATCATCATCATCATCATCACTTTGAAATAATACTTCTACCTTTAAAAGATCTCCATTATCATTATATATTGCATATACAGGATAGTAACCATCACCAATTTGAGTAGTAAAAGCTACACCAACACCTGGATGACCAGCATTATAATTTAATTGACCATGTCCTTCTTCCGAAAGTGTAACCTTAGCACAAGCATTATAACTAAAAGGATTTATAACATCATGACTTTGTAATTCTTCCCATTCATTACTAGATATTAAACTATTCATAGTTTTTCCATACTTTCCTATCACTTCATCATAACGTAGAAAATCTTTTCTATATTCTAATATATCACCGGTTGTTACATGTTTATATTTTCTAATGTCATCAAAATCTTCTTGTTTCCATTCAGAGTCTATATAACATGGATCACATAATAGGAGTTGACCTGAATCAACTCCTACATGTCCTATTAATTTCATTTCCATAACTTTATTATTTTTTATTATGTTTCAGAATACATTAAGTCAAGATATTGTTCTTTATTTAGATGATAAGGATTAACATCTTTAGATTTATCACTCTTTTTTGCTACTATAATATCACCTTGACGATAGATTCTTTCAGGATCGCTTATATCTAAACGTATGGTCCAAGCTATAGCTTGAATAGCATCATATTTAGGAATAGAACTAACAGACCACCATCTTTGACCTGTAGCAGCTTCAATAGATACATAAAGCCAGTATTCTCTGTTTGTTGTTGTACACCAACATCTTACAGCAAATACAGGATTACCTGGGTTACCCCATCTATCTGAACCAAATAGCTTTTTACCATCAATTTGATATAGTTCATAGATATCTTCAAATTCATATTCATACTCAGTGTTTTTATCATCCCATCTTGTACGTTTTTTCTTTATTACTTGACGGTCTTTAAGTTCTGGTCCAAGTTCTTTGAATATTTTTTGTATACCTATGGCATCAAAATATGTTCTTCTGGCTTCAGTATTTACTTGTTTAAATGCATCTTCTATAGTTACAGGTTCTATACTATCCCATACTTCTTTGACAAAATCTCTGAAGTCATGAAGTCTTTCGTGGGTAATTACGTCTTTTTCAAAATCTTTGAAGTCATTTATGTATTTAGTCTTCCAAAGACGTAAAGCTTCAGTAAGTATGTATCCTTCTCTGCCATTAACAGTATAAGTAAGATTAGCATAATTTATTTTACTCATTATTATCAGATTTTAATTCTAAATAAACGTCTTTTTCTTCAGTTACACTTGTACCCATAGATATTTGAGATATTATCATAATTAAAGTATCATCTTTTTTCATTAATTCATTACGATTGAATCTTTCCTCTTGCCATATACTACGAAATGTATTATTCTCAGGATTATCTTGAAAATTAATAATAGCTTTATCAATATGTTTTACTACTTGAGTAGATATTTTTTCTGCTATTACTTCATGTTCATCTGTTAAAAATCCATTACGGACTGAAAATGCTATTTCTACATTAGTGTCACCTTCATTTTCAGATTCAATATGTATGTTTACTGCATCAAACCAAAGATTTTCAGGTATTTTAATCTTAATTGGATAGTCATAAACCTCACTATTATCTTCACCATAATAATCTATACCTACAAAAGCTTTTAATTTTGCATCATACACAGCTTGACCAGAAGCAGAAAATTCACCAGCCCATGAACCATAATCAAGTTGGTCATACATTAGTGAAATAAGTTTTTCTGTAAAACTATTATCTGCAGATTCACTTATTTCATCGTCATCTATTTTAAAGTATACCCAACCAGAGTCACCACCACCTTCCCAGTGTAAGGAAAGTTCGTGGCCTTCTTCTACTTGTTTATCACACCAATTTATTAGATCTTGATTTGTTAATAATTCTTTTGCCATTTTTAAAGGTTTGTTGTTACGTAATCTAGTTTTTGATCTTTTATTTCTTGTAAAAGTTTTCTACCGTCTCCTGGCTTATACATCCAACCTTCGGTAGACATACAATCTAAGTATTGTTTAATAGTAGGTATAAAACCTATATCTTCCATGATGTGTTGTTCTCCCAACACCCTAGTTGGAATCATTTTACCATCACTATTGGTTATGTATACACCAAATTTTTCTTCAGCCCAGAATATACCTTCTGAATGATGACGTAATGCTCTATGTTTCATATCAGGGTATGATTTCTTGGTTTCATCAAACCAATTATGGAGTGGAAGATAGTCCTCAATCTTTCCTTTATGCTTTTTCTGACTTGAAATAGCATGATGCAGTGGGTGGGACATTTTTAAAGTTTTAAATTGTTATAAATTTTTTTTACTTTGTCTAAGAACTGATCCCTACTAAGTTTATTCTTCATCCAATTACATTCTCCACAACAAGGTACAATATTATCATTATGGTATCCTTCAGAGTTATCTACTCTATCAATACCATTATAAGTTAATGACCTATAATTTTGTTTTGCTGTATTAGAAGGTGGGGTTGAACAATAATAACAATCTTTAAAAATAAATTTTTTAAAGATTTCATAAGTTATATCAAATGTATAACTTCTTTTTGTAGCTTGTTTTGCATATGAGTTATATAAAGACTTAATGATAGATTCTTTAGTCTTATTACTAAATGTAGATCTTCTTTTAATTTGACCACATTTATGACAACCTACATCTACAGGGACATAATCAGTTCTTATGCTTTTTTCAGTACCACAAAGACATTTTACTTTCATGTATCTGTGGTTACTTGTGCTTTTTTCTTTATCCTCTTCTATATATGTAAAATAAGAGGTCACTTTATCACCTGGTTGGTAAATGTACTTTTTCATAATGTATACTGTTTATAATACAATATACAATATCCATGTCATCTAACCAAATTTATTTAAAAATACTGTGGTGGTATGGATGGCTTATTCTTCATTATTTAAGCGTGATTCTGATAAACCAAGTTCTTTAGCTTCTTCTGGATTGAGTTCTATCCAAGAATGACAGTTTCTACAAACAGCTAACCATGTTCCTATAGCTAAATAATTATCACCAATTCTACCTTTTTTGTGATGAATATCTGTAGCTGCACCTGTACATCCTATAAGTTTTGCTTCACAATGTGATTTTAAAAATAGAAAAGCACTTCTAAGCTTACTATATGTACTAATTTCCTCTTTCTTCTTTTCAGAAATAGGAGCTATTGCTTTAGGTTTTTCTATATCATACCAACAATTTTTACAATACTTATCTTTTTTACCTACTGATTTCCATATAGGTTTGGGTAGATTACATCCACTACAAATCTT